GAAGGTGCCGTCGATCAGCTTGGAGGTGATGATCGTCGTACCGAACGTTATGCGGATCTTCGCATCGGAGAGTTCGACGGCGATCGTGTCGCCGGGCGCCTTGGCGAGGCGGAGGACTTCGCCGACCGTCTTCCTGGGCACGATGATGCCGGGCATGCCGGCGGCTCCGGCGGGGAGCGGCGCGTCGAGCCGCGCCAAGCGGTGGCCGTCGGTGGCAACGGCGCGAAGCACGGGCGGGTCCACGCCGGGGGGTGCGTGGAGGAAGACGCCGTTCAGGTAGTAACGGACCTCCTCGGTTGAGACTGCCATCTGGGTCCGGCCGAACATTCGCTCCAGGTCGGCTTTCGGCAGTTCGAACCGGGTCGGCAGATCCTCCGCGGTCATCGGCGGGAAATCGTCGAACGGCAGGGTCTGCAGCTGAAAGCGCGAGCGGCCGGCGCTGACGACCAGGCGCCCGTCGGCCTTGCCGTCGTCGATCGTGACGAGGCCGTCCGGCAGCTTGCCAGCCACGTCAGCGAACATGTGGGCGGGGACCGTGATGCGACCTGACCGGACGATGGTCGCCTGCACCGTGGTGCGCGCCTCGATGTCGAGGTCCGTCGCCACGATGGTGAGCGTGCCGTCCTCAGCGATGAGCGCGAGGTTGGAGAGGATCGGGATGGTATTCCGGCGCTCCACGATCCGCTGCACCAGGCCGGTGGCCTGGGCGAGGGCGGCGCGGGGGATGGTGATGTGCATGGGAGGTCAGCCCTCCGTTGTCGCGACGGGGAAATGGTCGAGCTCGAGCCGCGCCTGCTGGCAGAGCGTCTCGATCGCCGCGCGCTGAGTGGCGATGTGCAGCTCGATCACCGGTATTGCGATGGACCAAGGCACGTTGAAGAGCCGCTGGCTGTTATTGCCTGACGGAACGCCAAGCTGCAGCCCGCCATGCGGCCGTCCGAACACGTCTCTAATGTCCGGCGTCTCAAATCTGCTCTTGGCCTCCTTGAGACCCTTGAGCAATTCCTCAGCGGTCTCGATCTCGCGATAGGCGCAAGCGATATCGAGAGCGGTCTGGTGGGAGATGGTCATCGGATGATCCTCGTCTGGCGTCGGCGCTGCCGGCGGCGCAAGGTCGCCGGCAGAACGGACGGCAGGGCGCGGTCAGGCGCCGGGCATTTCCGGGGCGCCCTCGACCACGGTCGCGGCCGAGAGCTTCTCGCGGACCTTGTCGAGGTCGGTGCGGACGCGCTCGGTGATGTGCAGGTCGGGCCGGTAGATCTGGTAGAACCAGACCAGCGAGCCGGCCTTCACGCGATAGCGGAGGCGCACGGGGATCCGGACAAGCTCGCCCATGAAGAACGGGGCGACCTGGAGGATGAAGAGGCCGGGCACCTTGATCAGGTTGCCGGCGCTGTCCTTGTGGGTTTCCTCGAAGACGATCTGGCCTTCGCCGGACTGCAGCAGCACGTGGTTGGCGACCTTGGATTCCACGTTGACCGAGAGGCCACGGGACAGCTGGATCAGCTCGGCGGGCGTCGCGAGCTTGGTGGAGAAGAGGCGCTCATAGTCGGCGCGCTCCTGGTCGAGGGGGCTCGCGAGGTCGGCGATCCGGTCCTCCAGGAAGGCGGCGAACTCGGCCTGCTCCATCGGCTTGCCGTCTTGGCCGGTCCAGGCCTTCCACTCCTCCGAAAGCGGGAAGGCGTAGACGATGCGGTGCTTGCCGTGGTCGGGCCAGCCGCCGGCGATGTAGTCCTGGTGGTAGTCGACCACCGTGGTGACCACGGGCTTGCGCCAGTCGGTGTCCGCGAAGACGACGCTATGCTCCGTGGCGTGGTACTCCGAGAGCTCGATGAAGCTGTCGAGAGTGTAGGCCTTGGCTGTACCGACCTTGCGCTCGGGGTAGCGGCGCCACTCGTCGACCAGCGGGCGGAGCGATCGGATGGCCGGCTGGTCGCCGTGAATGATCTGCACCGGCACGCATTCGGGCACGCCGGGAATGCCTTCCGGCATGTCCAGGAAATCGATCTCCGCGCCGGCCGCGCGGCGGCCGAGGTCGGCGATGCGGTCGATCGTGTCGCCTTCCAGGTGAACGGCGCTGGACACGGCCTGGAGCGGCTCGGCGCTGTAGAGGGTGGTGCCGGCCGGCTCGGCAGGCGGGGCTTGGGTCTCGTCGGTCATGATGGTCTCGCTGGGTCAGGGAGTGAGCGGGTGAGTGGCGGGTCGGCCGTCAGGCCGAGGGCGGGGCAGCGGCGCGCGGACCGGCGAACATGTCGGTCTGCTGCGGGTGCTCGGTGGAGAGGGCCCCGTCGTCGGTGACCCAGTAGAAGGAGGAGCCGCGCTGCGGCTTCGGGCGCTTGCTGTCGATGTCGGCGACGATCGTGACCGCGCCGGCCTCGACCTCGAGGGAGAGCTTCAGGGTCACGCTGCCCTTGGCCTTGGACTTCGGCCTGTCGCCGGCGAGCTCCTTCAGCTTGGCCAGGGTCTCGGTGAGCTCGCTGGCGAACGCCTGGGCGACCTCGCCGCCCTCCAGCATGCCGATGATGGTCTGCGCGTCGCGGATGCGTCGCATGGGTCGTGGTCTCCAGGTTCGTGTGAGCGCGGCTGAGGTCAGGCGCCGGCGAAGAGGCCGGGCGCATCGTCGTCGCACCGGCGGGCGCGGCGGGTGGGCTTGGCGGCGGCGCGGGCCTTCACCTCGGCGCGCAGCAGCTCGTGCGTGATCGTGTGGAGGTCGCGGGCGAGAACCATGGCCTTGGCGGTGCGCGGCTTGGCGGCGGCCAGCGCCTCGGCCTTGGCGTCGCGCAACTCGGCCAGGGCGGCGGGGGAGGGTGTCTTCGCCATGCTCACGCCCTCGCCGTGGTGCGGATGCCGGCCGGGCAGAGCTTGGCGAACAGCTCCATCCATCGGTCGGCGGCATCCGGCCAGGACCAGATGCGGAGCTTGCCGTGCTGGCGGATGGGACGGAGCTTGCGCTCCGGGTCGGCTGTCCAGGGGCGCTCGCACGGCCCGAACAGCTGCAGGCGCTCCATCTCCAGCATCCGGTCGTCTGTGTGCCGGACGGAGCGGGCGATCTCGTCGTGCCAGTGCGGCAGCGGCACACCGGCGGCGGCGAAGATGGCCGCGTCGAAGCGACTGCGGATGAGGGCGATGCCCTCCTCCACTGCCTTGTTGCAGTGGGCGCGCTGCACGCCCTTGTCGATGGCGCCGAGGGAGTAGGCGCCGCCGGCGAGGCCCGCGAAGTAGGCGAGGGCGTTCTGAAGCGGACGGGTGAGATCGCCGAGGTAGGCCTCGTGCGCATCGTGCAGCAGGAAGGCGGCGGCGATGTCCGCGCGGCCGGTCTCCTCCAGGATGACGCCAGCGCCGACGACGCAGTGCTGGGCGACCGAGTAGGGCCCGGCCTGCACCTGGCCGCCGAAGCGGGGAAGGCGGGCGAGGGCCGGGGCCACGTCGACCGGAAAGTCGATCATCTCGGCGGCCGGCTCGACCATGTCGACGGCACGACCGGAGGCGGTCTGGATCCAGTGCACGCTCACAGGCTGCTCCCCAGGGCGGCGATGAAGTGGGCCATGAGGCCGGCGGCGATGATGGCGGCGGCGACTGCGTCCAGGCGCGGCGTCAGCCACAGGGGCGCGATGCGTGGGCGGAGCCGCGCCGTGACGTCGATCTCACGCATTGTTGCGGCGCCCCTCGTAGGCGTTGCGGATGAAGGCGGCCTCGGGCGGGTCCAGGAACATCACGTAGTCCCGGGCTTCCGCTTCGGCGACTGCGCGGCGCTCGCGGTCGGCGAGGCGCTCGTTGCGGCGGCGCTCGTCGCGCCTGGCGGCCGCTTCAATCTCGGCCGTCTCGTCGCCGTGCATCTGTTCGGTGACGACCTTGCCGCCGCGGACAAGGCTCCAGATCCACCCGCCGATCAGGGCGAAGGCAAGAAGGCCGATGTAGACGGATAGGGTGGGGCCGGCGGTCTCAGCCATGGTGGGGGCCCTCCTCGGTGGCGAGGCGGACCGCGGCGGCGCCGTGGGATTTCACCTGGGTACTGAGCCAGCCGAGGCGCACCATGTCCTCGGCCGTGACCGCCTCGGCGCCGACGTGGCGGATCAACCGTCGGACGTCCTCCGCCATGCGGCGGCGGATCGCGGGCGGGTCTGACATGGCGGGGCGGGAGAGCGGCCAGATGTAGCCGTCGTGGGTGGCCGTGCGCCCCTCAGGCGGCGCGATGGGCGGCAGTGGCGTGGCAGCGCAAGCGGAGCAGGAACAGGTCTGGTGCATGGTGGCCTCGTCTGGATGAACGAGGCGATGAAAGCACAACTTTAAAATAGCAACAAGAGAAAAGAAAGACACGCTTTAAAGCGACGGTGTGCGATTCGTGCTGGACTCTGGAGATGAGTCCGGGAATCAGTAGGAACGGATTGAGAACGGAATATCGCCGATGAGAACCGCCAGCCCCCTGATCAAGGATCTCAGATCGTTGAAAATCGAATGCTGCGATTGCGGGCGAGTAAGGTGGGTCCGAGCTTCCCAGCTGAAGGTGAGCCCTGAAGCGACGATAGCTGATGTTGGCAACCGCCTATATTGCTTAGAGTGCCGGCGCCTTGGTGCGCCTGCAAAAAATCTATCGATACAGGCAGACGCGAACTAAAACCCCAGCAGTTCACTGAGCGGTATCACGCGGTGTATCGCTTTTATTTCATAAAGGTCAAAGCTCAATTCCATCGGAGGATTAAATTGTTCACAGATGAGGCGACCGCCGGCCCTCCGTTTCATCTTTTTCAAGAAGCACTTTCCAACTGGAGATGATTCCTGCGGGTGCATCTCTATAACGACGTAGTCACCTGGTACAGGTGCGCGACCGCCGCAATATACGAGCTCGCCGGGGTCATACCTCGGCACCATACTGTCGCCCAGAACGTGAAGCGCGAATAGCTTCCGCATTTGCTCAGCACCAGGAGGGCGCCTTACATAGTCCACGACGTCCCCGTTCATGTAAAAGTCGGCGTCTTCTCCTCCCACCGTCACGCCTAGAACTGGAACGCTCCTAGGGCCCAGGGTAACGGACGAAGGCTCCGTCACGCGTTCGGCCTCGTTGGGCAATCCGGACTTTATCGGCCCCAGCTCTACAATCTCGCCACGGTTAGCGGCAACCGGATCGATTCCAAGAACCTGGGCGACTGACCTAAGGTTCTCCATCGAAATATCGTTTTGGCCGCGCTCCCACTGCCCAACCGCCTGCGGGCTGACGCCTACCGCCTCCGCTACTTGGCGGAGCACCATCCCTTTGCGTTTACGGGCGTTCCGGAGAACCTGGCCGAGCTGCTCTTTCATGAGCATTTGATGCAGTGCTGTCGTGCTCATCGTCTATGAAAGTCTCGCTTGTCTTCAGATTAAAGGTGTGCTTTAAAATTGAGGCATGAGCGCCAGACACGCCACCGATCCAGCCTTAACCCGAGCGCTTGACCTTTCAGGCGGCGCCAGTGCACTTGCCCGAGCGCTTGGAATCACGCCCCAGGCAGTTGGACAGTGGCGGCGCACACCCACAGAGCGCGTGCTCCAGCTGGAGCGGATATCGGGTGTGCCCCGGACTGAGTTGCGCCCCGATCTCTATCCGCCTGCGGCGGACCCGGCCTCCGACGTCGACCGGTCTTGCGTCCGTCCGTCGGAGGCTGCCCCTTCCGAGCCCTGCGAGGCAGCCGAATGACTGCCAAGACTGTACCCCTCACGGTGACCATCCTGCCTGACGGCCGCCTGGTGCTCTCCACCGAGGTCGGTGCCGATCAGAAGGACGTGGCGGAGATGCTGGCGCAGGCGAGCGGCATCCTCCATGCCGCTGTTCGTGCCGCCGCTCGCCAGGAGGTCTGCGCGATCCTTCGGGAACAGGCCGAGGCGACGCTGCGGGGCGTGGCCGAGCTTACTGGAGCAGGCGGGGCGTCACATGACTGAACACCTTGCTCTCCGGCTTTCGCTCGATGTGGCGCCCTTCGTGGCTGCGGTGGAGGAGCTATCGCTTCTTGCCGAAGCTCCGAATTTTTCGGTGGAGGCTGCCGAGTATCTTGTCTGCGCCGGCGATCCTGGTCTGCAGCTCGTCGTCTGCGAGACCGAATACGAAGTCGCAGCGGGGGCAGGTCATCTCGTTGTTCGCCTGCAGCCATCCCAGTGTCTTCTCGGTCTTGTGGCGGCAGCCCGGGCAACTGATCGCGACCGTCGCGGCATCCAAGATTCCCTTCATGGTGGTTCTCCTGTCGGTGATTGTCCGGTGCCGCAAGCCGAGGATAGCACCTGCATCGGTGGAACGGCCATGACCGCCGTTGGTGGCGTTGACCCCCTGACCCATCACCGGGAGCCTTCCGATCCACGGTCCTCCCACCCGCGTCCAGACCGCGGGCACTCCTCCGACGGCCAGCCCTCCCGGCCGTCGGAGGCTTTCTCTTCCGCTGACGTCGAGGCCGCCGAATGAAAGGCCTCCGCCAGCACCTTCCTGCCGAGCGCGCGGGCCTTGTCGACACTGACGTGCGCCTGCCGATCCTGATTTCCGCTCCTCATCGTGGACCTCCGCCGTAAGCGTTGCGATGAGCTGACCATGACCACTTCGAACCGTTCCCGGAACGGGAAAACGCGCGTCGTTTTCCCGTTGACAGAAGGCTTTTGCCGATGGCGCAGCACCCGATTTCGGACGCCTGGTTCCACCGTGTGAAAAGCGCCACCCGCGACCTGGTGAAGGCCTGCGGCGGCGTGGTGCGCGCCGGCGAGCTTGCCCATGCCTCCAAGAGCGAGGTCTCGCGCTGGCAGAGCCCGGCGGACAGCGACCTGATCTCCATTCCGGCGGCGCTCGCCCTCGAGGGCGAATGCGGGCTTCCGCTGGTGACCACGGCCATGGCGGACCTGCACGGCCGTCGCCTCTCCGACCCGGACGCCGAGGGCGCCGTTGTGGCGAACGTGTTCACCCGCCACGCCGAGGCGATGCGCGCGGCTGCCGAGCTGATGGCCGCAGGCGCCAAGGCGGCGGAGGACGGCCGGCTGACGGGCGCCGAGGCGGAGATCATGGACCGGGCGGCGAGCGCGGCCGAGCTCAGCATCGCGCAGCTCCGGCGGGATCTCGCCGGGGCGAAGACGCTGAAGGTGGTCGGAGGCGAACGGACATGAGCGAATCCGACTTCCGCCCTCTTGGCGTGGAGGGGTTTACGCCCTTGCCGCCGCCGGCCGACTTGGGTGCCGTGCCGATGCTGCAGTGGCTGCCCATCGCCGAGCTGGTGGTGGACGAGAGCTACCAGCGTGAAATGAAGGGCGCCGGTCGACGCAACGTGATCGCGATCGCGCGGGCGTTCCAGTGGATCAAATTCTCGCCGGTGGTTGTCTCGCCGGTCGCCGGCGGCAAGTTCGCTGTGATCGACGGGCAGCACAGGACGACCGCCGCCCTTCTGCTCGGCATCACGACGGTGCCCTGCCAGGTGGTGGTGGCCGACAGGGCCCGCCAGGCGGAGGCCTTCGCGGCCATCAACGGGCAATCGACCCGGGTGGGCAAGCTTCACGTGTTCGGTGCTCAGCTGGCAGCCGGGGATCCGGAGGCGCGCGCGGTTGCCGAGGCCTGCGCCGTTGCCGGGGTGACGATCCTGCGCTCGCCGAAAGGCGCGGGCTTTCTCGGCAAGGGCGAGACGGTGGCGGTCGCCGCCCTTGAGGCCATCCATCGGCTCTATGGCCGCGACACGCTCGTGACCGCGCTCCAGTGTGTGACAGAGACCAGCAACAACGTCCCAGGGATCCTCACCGCATGTGTAATCAAGTCGATCGGAATGGTGCTTGGCGACCACCCGGACTGGCGGGATGCCGGCGGGGCGCTGCTCGATGCCTTCGACACCATTGACCTGGAGACGGGGCAAATCGAGGCGCGGTCCAAGGCTGCGCGGATGCGTGGTGTGGTCGCGTCCGATCTCCTGCAGGCCGCGATCGTCGAGCACCTGGAACAGCAGTTGGGCGCGAAGGAGCGCGCCACCTGATGTGCCGGACGCTGATGCGCGTGCGCGGCCGCGGGGCCGTGTGGGTGTTCGTGCAGAGGCGCAACCGGCGCCGGCTCGCCCAGGCGGCGCGGCGGATGCGGGCGCGGGGTTGGGCGTGGGACCGGATCGCGTCCGGGCTGCGCGTGCCGAGGGCGAAAGTGGAGCGGCTGGTCGCGGCGGACCGGCTGTGGGGCGAGATGCCGGCGGGGAGGGGGCTTTGAGCGGAATGACCCGGCGTGACGCCCTGACGGCCTTTGTCGACGAGGCACGCGCGGTCTCCTGCGAGAGCGAGGCCATTCGGCGCGGGTGGAAGCTGCGGCGCACCGGGGCTGAGCTGATCGGGCCGTGCCCAGCGTGCGGAGGCGTCGATCGCTTCGGGATCAACCGCGTGAAGAACGTGTTTTCGTGCCGCAAGAGCGGCGCGGGCGGCGATGCGATCGCGCTCGTCCAGTATGTGGACGGCGTGGACTTCCTTTCCGCGTGCTCAGTGCTGACGGGGCGGCCGATTCCGGACCGGGAGGCCGCGGGACCCGACCCGGCCATGCTGGAGGCGCGGGCGAAGGAGCGCGCGGCGGCGGAGGCCAAGCGCGAGCTCGACGCGGCGGCGTTCCGCGAGCAGGCGCGGGCAAAGGCATTCGAGACCTGGAAGCGCGGTCAGCCGGCGTCCGAAACGTTGGCGGAGGCCTATCTCGCAGGGCGGAGTCTGCCGCTGTTGCCCGTGCGCTTCATCGCCGACCATGCCTACTGGCACGGGGGCGAGCGGCCCCGGCTTCTCCATTCGGGCCCTGCCATGCTGGCGGCGGTGCAGCGGCCGGACGGCCGGTTTGGCGCCGTGCACGTGACGTGGATCGACCCGGCGCGGCCCGGGCGGAAGGCGACTATTGTCGCCCCTGAGACGGGCGAGCTGCTACCCGCCAAGAAGGTGCACGGAGCGAAGAAGGGCGGGGCAATCCGGCTTGCCGATCCGCCGGGGGCGGCACGTCTGGTCGTCGGCGAAGGGATCGAGACCACTGCGAGCGTGATGGTGGCCGAGGCGCGGCCAGACACCGCCTACTGGGTAGGGGTGGATCTTGGGAATCTCGGGGGGCGGGCGGCGGAGACGCTCGTGCACCCGAGCCTGACACGGGCCGACAAGGCCGGCCGCGTGCGGCGCGCGCGGTACCCGGGCCCCGTGCCGGACATGACGGACGATGAGGCCTTCGTGCCGCCGGGGCGGTTCCGCCAGGTGGTGTTTCTTGGCGACGGCGATAGCGACCGGGTGACGACCGAGGCGGCGCTGATGCGCGGGGCCCGGCGGGCCATGCGACTCAACCACGCTCTGGAGGCGTGCATCGCCTGGGCGCCGGCGGGGGCAGATTTCAACGATGTGCTGACGGCTACCGCCGCGACGGCCGAGACCGTGACGGGGGATGCATGACCGACGACCCGCGCCAGACTATCCGAGACGCGGTGGCCGCGGCCGTGCCCGTGGCGGACGACGACGCCTTTCCGGATGGCGCTCCCGCACCCTCGGACCTTCCTTCGCCGGAACCCTCCCATTCGGGAGGCGGGCGCGGCGGCGGCCGGCGTGGGGGTGCGGGGGAGGACGGCGATGATGGCCCGGACGACTTGGCGCTCGCGCTGCTGCCGTTGACCGACCTCGGCAACGCCGAGAGGTTCGCAGCCCGCAACAAGAGCCGGCTGGTCTATGTGGCAGCTCTTGGCTGGCTCGCCTGGGACGGGCGGCGTTGGGCGCGGAACGGCGCCGACGAGGTCGTGACCCGCGCCGTGCACGAGACCGTGCGGGCGATCCAGAAGGAAGCCGATGTGCTGAAGAACAGCGCGCGGGATGTGGAGGTCGAGCCGGCCACGCGGAGCAAGGATGCCGTCTGGCTATCGGACCGGGTGAAAAAGTGGGGCCGATCCAGTGAAGCGGCCTCCAAGCTGAAACCGGTGGCGATTCAGGCGGCGCCGTATCTCGCCGTCGACCCTTCCGCGCTCGACGCCGATCCGCTCGCCATTACCGTGCTCAACGGGACCCTGAAGATGCGCCGGCCAGCGCCAGGCGGGGGTGATGACGGCGATCTGGTGCGGCTTTGCCCGCATGACCCACGCGACCTGATCACGAAGCTGGCGCCGGTGATATACGACCCGACCGCCACGTGCCCGGCCTATGACGGGTTCTTCGCCGAGATCCAGGCGCCGCCAGAGATGAGGCGCTTTCTGCACCAGTGGGGCGGCTACAGCCTCACGGGTGATGTCGGCGAGCAGAAGCTTTGCTTCTTCTACGGCAAGGGCAAGAACGGCAAATCCACCCTGGTCGATGCGTGGGGACTGGTGGCCGGCGACTATGGGGAGACGGTCCCGATCGAGACCTTTCTTGACCAAGGGCGCGGGCGGAACGCGGGCGCCGCAACACCGGACCTCGCCATTCTTCCCGGCATTCGGTTCCTGCGCACATCCGAGCCGGAGAAGGGGGCGAAGCTCGCCGAGGCCCTGATCAAGCTGGTGACGGGCGGCGAGCCCATCCAGGCTCGCCATCTCAACCGCGACTACTTCAAGTTCCGGCCGGCCTTCAAGCTGACCATGAGCGGCAACTACCGGCCGGCGATCGACGGCACAGACGAGGGTATCTGGCGACGCTTGGTGCTGGTGCCCTTCAGCGTGACCGTGGCGGCCCCAGACAGGGCCCTGCCGGGCAAGCTGGCAGGGGAGGCCTCCGGCATTCTTAACCGGCTTCTCGACGGCCTTCGGGACTGGCTGGAGAACGGTATGCAGTGGCCGGAGATCGTGCTCGACGCCACGGAGGCCTACCGGGACGACAGCGACCCGCTGGGGAGGTTCCTGGCGGACGCCGTTGAGGCGGACCCGGGCGGGCGCGAGCAGGCGAGCGTGTTCCATCGGGTGTTCTGCGCCTGGGCCCGCGGTGCTGGCGAGAAGGAATGGACGCCTAAGGGCCTCGCGGGGGCGATGAAGGAGCGGGGCTACCGATCCAAGCAATCGAACGTGATGTGGTGGCTGGGCGTGCGGCTGCGGAAGACAGTGACGGATTACGAAGACCTGCCCGGCGGCGCGCCCATGGAGGCCGACCACGCGCCGGATAGAGGCTGAAGGAGGGTCGAACCTCCCAAATGGGAGGCAACGAAGCCAATCCTCCCACGTGCAAGCCATTAGTTTTCAATTGAATGGGAGGGTTTGGGAGGATTGGGAGGTTTCTCGCGCGTTACACGTAATGAAGGAAAACGATTCCTTACATACAGACGGAATAAACCTCCCAATCCTCCCACATCCTCCCAAAGCCTTTCAGAACAGAGACTTACACGTGGGAGGTTTGTGATTGTCCCTCCCATGTCGAGATCAATCCTCCCAAATGGCCGGAAAGGGCTTCACGATGCGGTCGATGACGGTGGAGAAGGCGGTGGCCTGGGCCTATTGCGAGGGGCTGACGGCAGGGCCGGTGCATGGCGGCGGAATCCTGCAGAGCTTTGGGCCTGGGCGGATCGTCGGCGGCCATGAGGCTGCGAGCATGGTGGCGAGGCTTTGGGCACTTCCGGACAACGTGTTCGGCGTTTTGCCCGACCCAACCAAGCTCTACGACGAGCCGAACCCTGATGCGGTGAAGATCCACGAAGCGGTGCAGGGGCTCGACAAACTGGATGTCACGATGCCGGAGGCCTGGTGCGGCTTCGAGGATGTCGAGCTCTACGACTGCCGCCCGGCCGTGGAGGCGGCCGTGCGCGCCGGTGTAGTGGCGATGGGTGGGAAGCCGCGCCGCCGGATGTCACAGGTGATCTGCACCGCGGCCATCCTTGGGCTGCCCGACCTGCGCCTGGACGCGCCGGAGCGCCGGGTGCAGACCAGGGCCAACGGGCAACCCCGCTGGTTCCGGCGCGTGGCCGCGGTGGACGCGTGCGGGCTGCCGTATGACGTCGAGCTCGACGGGTACGACGCCCGAGCCAAGCGCCCCTTCGAGGGCGCCTATCAGAAGCCCTATCTCGACCCGGATCCCGTGGGCGTGCTGGTAGACCGGTGCTGGGCGGAGCTGTGGCGTGCTGCGCTTGACGAGCTACACGAGGTGCTCGCCGGCACCCTCGACGAGATCGACCTCCTGCCGTCTGCGTTGCCAATCCGGCCTTGGGAAGCCACACCGGCCCGCGTGCTGCCAGACCTGGTCACGCCTCGGCGCCGACAGCCGATGCGAATCGTTCGGCCCGTCGCCGGACCGCTGTGGAAGGGCTCGAAGAGAAATCCAGAGAACGCTTGACTTGCGGCGTAAGCTTGGTGCATCACTTGTCACACACAAAAAGGTCTAGACGAAACCCCGGAGCGGTCGCGCTGCCGGGGTTTTGCGTTTCTGGCTGCGATCACCGACCCGCGGCCGTTGCTGCGCCTTCTCGCGTCAGCCGTGATTGGAGCCACAGCGTGAAGCTGAAGTCGCTTTCGCCGATGGTCCCTCGTGTCTCCACTGCCGTAGTGACCGTGCCGCCGAAACAAGCGGACAGTTTCTACGGGTCCGCCGAGTGGCAAGCGCTGCGCATCGCCTGCCTGAAGCGTGATCGCTTCGTCTGCCAGATAGCCATGCCTGGATGTACGCACAAGGCCACCATCGCAGACCACATCGTGTCGCGTCGCAATGGTGGGGCTGACACCCTGGCGAACCTCCGTGCCGTGTGCAGGCAGTGCGACAACCGGGTGAAGGAAGACCACCTCGGGCAGAGGCGCGGCAAGGCCACCCGCTGAGGCGGAAGGGGGGGGGGTCAAAAGCCCCCCAGGCGCTGGTGCCTGGACCGGCGATCATCTCATTCGGAGATTTTTTTGATGGCGGTGGAATATGACCTGCTCGGCGACCCGATTCCGGAAGGATCGGCGAAGCGCGGGCGGCCTCCGCATGTCCAAACGGACGAAAAACGCAGACAAGTCATGGTGTTAGCAGCCTTCGGCTGGTCCATGGAAAGCATCGCGGCCGCGCTTGGCGTCACGCCGCCGACTTTGCGGAAGCATTATTTTCGGGAGCTCAAGGAGAAGGCCGAGGCCCGTGCCCGGGTGGAGGGCGCCGCGCTCGCCGCGCTGGTGGAGCAGGCTCGGACCGGCAACGTTCAGGCGATCGACAAGCTGCTCGCCCGGTTCGCCCGGCTGGATGAAAAGGCGCTCTCGGAACGGATCGTCAACCGCGGTGTGGCCTCGCCAGTGCGCAAGGGCAAGAAGGAGATGCAGGTCGAAGCAGCTCAGCAGGTCGCCGGCAAGTTCGCGCCGCCTTCACCGCCCCGGCTGATGAACTGATGCGCTGGTCTACCGCCTGTCCGGACTGGCAGGCGCGGATCGTCGAGGGACGCTCGCTCGTGCCGTTCGATCCACTCTTCCCAGAGGAGGCGGATGCGGCGCTTGCCGTGTTCAAGAGCCTGCGGGTGGTGGACGTCCCAGGGATGCCGACCTTCGGCGAGTGCTGCGAGCCTTGGGTGTTCGACTTCGTCGCCGCCATCTTCGGCGCCTACGATGCCGGAACGGCCAAGCGCCGGATCTCGGACTTCTTGCTGCTCATTTCGAAGAAGAACGCGAAGTCCACAATTGCCGCCGGCATCATGGTCACGGCGCTCATCCGGAACTGGCGGCATTCGAACGAACTGCTCCTGTTGGCGCCGACCATGGAGGTTGCCAACAACTCGTTCAACCCTGCCGCGGGCATGGTGAAAGCCGACGAGGAGCTGCGGGACCTTCTTCACGTCCAGACTCACCTGCGCACCATCACCCACCGGGTGACCGGGGCGACGCTGAAGATCGTGGCGGCCGACAGCGATACGGTCTCCGGCAAGAAGGCGGGTTTCGTGCTCGTTGATGAGCTGTGGCTCTTCGGCAAGAAGCCGAATGCCGCCGCCATGCTGCAAGAGGCGACGGGCGGCCTGGTCAGCCGGCCAGAAGGCTTTGTGGTCTACCTGACAACTCACTCCGACGAGCCGCCTTCCGGGGTGTGGAAGACGAAGCTGGATTACTTCCGCGACGTGCGCGACGGCGTGATCCTGGACCCGAACTCACTCGGGGTGCTCTACGAGTGGCCGGAGGCGATGCTGGAGTCCGAGGCCTATTTGGATCCCTCGAACTTCTACGTGACCAACCCCAACATCGGCCGGTCGGTCAGCCAGGATTGGTTGGAGCGCAAGCTCCGAGAGGCGATCAACGGCAACAGCGAAGGCGAGGACCGGCAGACCTTCCTAGCCAAGCACCTCAACGTGCCCATCGGACAGCGGTTGCGCCGCGACCGGTGGCCCGGCGTTGACTACTGGGATGTGCAAGCGGAGGCAGGCCTCGGCCTTGACGAGCTTCTGGACAGCTCGGAAGTGGTGACGCTCGGCATCGACGGGGGCGGCTTGGACGACCTCCTGTCGCTGGCGGTGGTTGGTCGGCAGGCGCAAGACAGCAGGCGCTGGCGTTTCTGGGGCCGCAGCTGGGCTCACCCGTCGGTGCTGGAGCGGCGCAAGTCGGAGGCGGCGCGTCTCAGGGACTTCGAGGCGGCCGGCGACCTGGTCGTCGTAGACCGTCTCGGTGATGACCTGGACGACCTAGTCGCGTTGGTGCAGCGGATCAACGCGACTGGAAAGCTGCACTCCATCGGCCTCGACCCGGCGAGTGTCGGCGGCATCGTCGATGCCCTGGCCGAGATCGGCGTTGGAAGCACTTCGGAGGCGGACGCCACCGGCAAAGCGCGGGTGGTGGGCGTCAGCCAGGGTTGGCAGCTGCAGGGGTCGGTAAAGACCGTAGAGCGGAAACTCGCCGACGGTTCGTTGACCCACTGTGGGCAGGCGCTCCTATCGTGGGCTGCCTCGAATGCCCGGACTGAGACGCGTGGCAACGCGACGATGGTGACAAAGGCGGCGGCTGGGTCGGCCAAGATCGACCCGGTGATGGCTGTCTTCGATGCGGTCGCCCTCATGTCCAAGAACCCGGAGGCCATCGGCGCCTCCGTTTACGAAACCCGCGGCATCCTGATGGTGTAAGCGAATGCGAGTGCCGCTGATACCACGCCGCCAGGACGCCCATCCTGCAGAGGCGGTCTCCGCTCCGGCGGTCGGCCGCCCTTATGAAGGGCCGAAAGCTCTCGGCGAGAGCTTTGACAGCCTCCGCGATCCGCGGCTGGTCGAATTCCTGCGTGGGGGCGGGCAGACGGCCTCCGGCACCATCGTCAATCCGCGCCTCGCGCTCAAGAACACGACGGTCTATCGCTGCGTCAGCCTGATCTCCTACGCGATCGGGATGCTTCCGCTGCACCTCCTCCGGGGGGACGATTTCGACAGTGACAAGGCCGCGGATCATCCGCTCTATGACGTGCTCTACTCGGAGCCGAACAACTGGCAGACGGCCTTCGACTTCAGAAGCCACATGCAGCTGAACGCGCTGCTCTACGGGAATGCCTTCGCCCTTGTGATCCGCTCGCGCGGGCGGGTGATCCGCCTGGTTCCGATTTGCCCGGATCGCGTAGAGCCAGTGCAAGACGACGTCACCTGGGCGGTTCGGTATCGGATCGATGGCGGCCGGCTGATCGAGCCGGAAGACATGTTCCACCTGCGCGCACTCTCGCTCGACGGCATCTCAGGAATGTCGCTGGTGCGCCAGGCGGCCGAGGCAATCGGTCTGGCGCTCAGCACCGAAGAGGCCGCGTCCCGGCTCTTCCGGAATGGGATGCTGGTCGGCGGGGCTATCACACACCCGAAGAACCTGGGCGATGCTGCCTATCGCAACCTCCGGGACAGTTTGGAAGCCCGCTACGCTGGGGCCGAGAACGCCCATCGGTGGCTCATCCTAGAAGAGGGCATGGAGCCGAAGCAGTTTGCCGGCACCGCCGAGGACAACCAGCACCTGGAGATGCGCAAGCACCAGATCGAGGAGATCGCCCGGACGTTCGGCGTGCCGAGACCGCTCCTCGGCGTCGATGACACGAGTTGGGGAACCGGCATCGAGCAACTCGGCATCGGCTTCGTCCGCTACGGGCTGTCGAACTGGTTCACGGCCTGGGAGCAGGCGATCCGCCGGACGCTGCTGGTCGGCGATGAGAAGAAGACTTTCAAGCCGAAGTTCAACGAGGGCGCGCTCCTGCGCGGCTCTCTCAAGGATCAGGCCGACTTCTTCGCCAAGGCACTCGGCTCCGGCGGCCATCAGCCGTGGATGCATGTCGACGAGGTGCGCAGCCTCATGAACCTGAAAGCGCGGGATGATCTGTCTCCGCCGGCTGGGCAGGCGCCCGCAGAGGAAAGCAACGATGAGCCTCCGGCATCTTCCTGAGATCAAGGCCTTGGACAGCCTGTCGGACGACCTGTCGCCGGTCCCGGCCGACAAGGCTCTTGCGCGCTGGAAGCCAGGGATCCACGCCGCCACCGAGGGCGATGCCGGCGTGATCTCGATCTACGACGTGATCGGGGAAGACTTCTGGACCGGCGAGGGCGTGACCTCGAAGCGCGTCGCCGCCGCGCTCAGGTCCATCGGCGGCCGCGACGTGACGGTGAACGTGAACTCGCCCGGCGGAGACTTCTTCGAGGGCATCGCGATCTATAACCTGCTGCGCGAGCATCCGCACAAGGTGACCGTGAAGGTGATGGGCCTTGCCGCGTCCGCAGCATCGATCATCGCCATGGCGGGCGACCAGATACAGATCTCCGAAATCGGCTTCCTCATGGTCCACAATGCCTGGGCCGTCGCCGTGGGCAATCGCCATGACATGCGGGAAGCGGCGGAAACGCTGGAGCCCTTCGATGACGCAATGGCCAGCCTCTACGCCAGCCGATCGGGCGTGAAAAAGACCGAAGCCGCGGCGTGGATGGACAAGGAGACCTGGTTCAACGGCTCCCAGGCGATCGATGCCGGACTTGCCGACGAGCTGCTCCCCTCCGCAGAGATCGAGGAGCGCGCGGATACCGGCGCCAAGTCGCTGGCAGCCGTCCGGCGGATCGACGCCGCTCTCGCACGGGCCAACCCGAACATGACCCGAAGCGAGCGCAAAAGCGTCATCGCTGATCTTAAGGGCGGCATGCCCGGCGCTGCCGCCAACGCCATGCCCGGCGCTGGCGAACTGGAAGCCGACCTGCGTCGGCTGATCATGACCCTGACAAACTGAAGGGATCACCCAACATGACTATGCATACGCCCCTCGGCCGCCGGGGCCTCGTGTCCGTGCGCGCCGACGCCAGCAGCGCCACTGCGCTGATCTCGGATCTGAACAGGGCCTTCGAAGCCTTCAAGGCCGAGCACACCGAGCAGCTCACCGCCCTCAAGAAGGGCCAGGAAGACGTCGTCAAGAACGAGAAGGTCGAACGCATCAACGCCGCCGTCGGCGAGCTGCAGAAGGCCGTGGACGACATGGCGGTGAAGATCGCCGCCGCTCAGCTCGGCGGCGCCGGCTCCAAGGTCAAGGACAAGGAGTACACCGACAGCTTCCGCGCCCACTTCCGGAGCGGCGCGGTGCAGGCGAGCCTCAACAAGGGCGCGGATGCGGAGGGCGGCTACCTGGCGCCGGTGGAGTGGGACCGCACCGTCACCGACAAGCTGGTGCAGGTCTCGGCCATGCGCCAGATCGCGTCGGTCCAGCAGATCTCCGGCGCCGGCTTCAAGAAGCTGTTCAACTCCCGCGGGACCGGATCCGGCTGGGTGGGCGAGACCGCGGCTCGGCCGGAGACCACCACGCCCACGCTCGGCTCGCTCAGCTACGCGACCGGCGAGCTCTACGCGAACCCGGCGGCGACCCAGCAGATGCTGGACGACGCGGAGGTGAACCTGGAGCAGTGGATCGCGAACGAGGTGGAGCTGGAGTTCTCCTATCAGGAGGGCATCGCCTTCATCTCTGGCAACGGCACCAACAAGCCGAACGGCCTACTGACCTATGCCACCGGGGCGGCGAACGCGGCCGCGCACCCCTGGGGCGCAGTCCTCGTCAACACGGCCGCCGCCGCCGCGGCCGTGACCACCGACGAGATCATCGACCTGACCTACGCCATCCCGCAGGAGTACACGGCGGAGGCCCGGTTCCTGATGAACCGTGGGACCCAGGCTCGGATCCGGAAGCTGAAGGACGGCCAGGGCAACTACATCTGGCAGCCCTCCTTCCAGGCGGGCCAGCCGGCCATGATCGCGGGCTATCCGGTGACGGAGATGCCGGCGATGCCGAACATGGCGGCCAGCGCCATCCCGATCGCGTTCGGCGACTTCCGGCGCGGCTATCTGGTGATCGACCGTGTCGGCCTTCGGGTGCTTCGCGATCCCTACACCAACAAGCCGTTCGTCCACTTCTACACCACCAAGCGCGTCGGCGGCGGCCTGCTCAATCCCGAGCCGCTCCGCTTCCTGAAGATGGCGGCCTCCTGACGAGGCACGCCACTGAGAGGCGGCTTCGGCTGCCTCTTCCCATTCCAATGGAGACGACGATCATGGCGAAGAAAGCCACCCCAATTGCGAACCAGTCGCCCGCCGATAGTGCGGAGGACCTCGCGAAGAAGAACGCCGAAGCAGCCGCGGAGAAGGCCGAGAGGGCCACTGCGGCCGCTGAAGCGGAGGGCCGTCTCCCGGCCAACAGCGCGGTCACCAACCCGGCTCCGGCTGCGGAGATGGACGCCGCCAGCGGCGCCTTCATGGAACCGGAGATCAAGGCCGCGGTCGCGGCCGCTGCGGACCACCCCGCCGTGGAAAACAACCCGCGGGCCGGAACGTCGGCCGTTCAGAACGGCATCGATTTCAACGACCCGAACCGTCGGGAACCCACCGACCCGAAGTTCGCCGGCCAGGGCCTGGATCTCAGCGTCTACGGCGACGCGGCGAAGCAGTGAACGCGATCGGGGCGGGCAAGCCCGCCCCGGCCGTTCGTCAGAGGTGCGCGCATCCATGACCGTCACCGTGATCACGCCGCCCACAGACCTGGTTGTCTCCATCGAGGAGATGCGCCGGCATCTGAACGAGACGAGTGACGAATTCGACCCTCTGCTGGAAGAATACATCCTGGCCGCTAGCGGCTTGCTGGCAGGCCCGGATGGTTTGCTGGGGCGTTCGCTCGCCCTCCAGACCTTGGAGGTGGAAGCAGAAGGCTTCTGCCCAGGCCGCATCCGTGTCCCATGCCCGCCGGTGGTGACGGTTCTGAGTGTCAAATACGACGACGCCAGCGGGATTGAGCAGACGCTTCCTTCGTCAGCCTATCGGGTAGTGAGGAGTGACGACGGTCATACCTACCTTTCGAGCAGCTGGGGTACCTCTTGGCCGGCCACCCGATGGGGACCAGGCGGTGTTCGCATCAGGTACGAAGCCGGTTATGCACCCGGGGCCGTCCCGCAGCCAATCAAGCAGGCCGTGCGGTTGATGGTCGCCGACATGTTCGCCTACCGGGAGAGCAGAATCGGCGCCGCCGCGGCTACCGCTGTGCCGCACGATGTAGAGGGCCTGGTTGCCAACTTCCGGATCTGGAGCTTATGATGCGCGCCAGCGGCCTGGACAGGCGGATCGTGATCCAACGCGCTACCACCGCGCCGGATGCAATGAACGAACCCATCCAGACCTGGTCGAAGCTGGCGAGCGTGCTGGCCGCCAAGGAAGACATCCGTGACAGCGAGCGCTACAGCGCCGGTGCGGTCGTCGCGAAGATCACGACCCGCTTCCGCATCCGCTGGTCTACGACGGTCGCTGATGTTTCCCCCACGGATCGCATCTTGTTCGACGGGCGGGTGTTCGACATCGTCGGCACGAAGGAGATCGGCCGCCGAGAAGGCGTCGAGATCACCGCATCTGCTCGAGCGGAGCGGGTCTGATGGCGCGCGTGAAGGTGAAGGTGGAGGGGCTGCGCGAACTGGAGCGCGCCCTCAAGGATCTGCCGAAGGCGACGGGAAAAAACGTGCTCAGGCGCGTGCTGACCGAAGGTGGTGAGCCGATTGCCCGCGCAGCGCGCGGCAAGGCGCCGGTGGAAGTCGGTTACCTCCGCGAGGGGATCGACGTTGGGACGAAGCTGACCCGACGGCAGCGCGGCCTCCATAATCGAGAGAGTCCTGTCGAGGTCTTTGTCGGCGCCAGCGGCGACCCAGCGGCGCACATCCAAGAGTTCGGGAACGAGGACAACCCGCCTCAGCCCTTCATGCGGCCGGCTTGGGACAGCCAGAAGATGAAGGCGCTGGACCTCATCTCCGTCCGCCTCGGCGTGGAGATCGACAAGGCCGCCGCCCGGTTAGCGCGGAAGGCCGCGAAGGGCAAGGGCTGAGATGGAAGAGGCGCTCGTCGCATTCCTGCTCGCCGACGACGGGGTGGCCGCGTTGGTGGGCTCCCGTGTCCAATGGGTCCTGCGGCCGCAAGCCTCCGCGCTTCCCGCGATTGTGCTCCACCGCATCGATGGAGACCGGGACTACACGATGGGCGGGCCGAGCGGACTGGTTGCCAGCCGGGTCCAAGTCGACTGCTGGGGGGAGACCTTTCTCGCCGCCAAGCAAGCGGCCCGGGCCGTGCTGGCGCGCATGCAATCGGTGCGCGGCATCAACGGGGATATCGCCTTCCAGGCAGCGTTCGCAGAGAGCGAGCGAGGCGAATACACGGCGCTGGTCGACGCCGGCGAGCGGCTATACCGCGTTTCCACCGACTACATCATCTGGCACAGCGAGGGCTGAAAATGGCGACTGAAGCGATGATCGGTCATGGGTCTCTCTTCGAGATCTCGACCGACAACGGGACCACCTGGGAGCCGATCGCGGAGGTGACGGACATCACCCCGCCGAGCGACAACATCGACGTGATCGACGCGACGCACATGCAGTCGCCGGGCGCGACGCGTGAGTTCATCCTCGGCCTCAACGACCCGGGCGAGGCCTCGTTCGAGATGAACTTCATCCCCGGTTCGGACGCTGACGACACGATCCAGGCGGTGCGCGCCGCGCGCGAACGGGTGAAGTGCCGGATCACCTGGCCGAACGACGTGACCTGGACCTTCGATGGCATCCTCACCGGCTACGAGCCCGCGGCGCCGACCGACGACAAGATGACGGCAACCGTCACCTTCAAGGTGACCGGCTCCTACGTGACGGGGGTCGCGGCCTGATGGCGAACAGTCTCCGCGGGGAGGTCGCGTTTGAAGCGCTGGGCGCGACCTACACCCTCGTCTTCGACTTCAATGCGCTGGTCGACCTGGAGGAGGAGTTCGATATCGAGGCCTCGCGCCTCGGCGACATCCTCCAGTCCGGCAGAGCCGGCAATCTGCGCCGCGTCTTCCGCATCGGTCTGGCGCGTTTTCATGCGGGCATCACCGACGCGCAGGCCGGGGACGTGATTTCGGTGCTCGGTCCGCAGCGTGCCGGCGAACTGATCGCCGAGGCATTCACCAAGGCGTTCCCGAAAGCGGAGGCGGCCTCAGGCAGCGCGCGCCCTCCGAAGGCGAGGGCTGGGACCCGCTGAAGCTGTCCGGGATCTGGTCGGGGGATCTCGGCCTGGATGCAGATAGCTTCTGGCGACAGACACCCCGAACCCTCGCACCGATCCTACAAGCTCGTGCCGATCGCCTGGCCCGCGAGCAGAACGAGCGGGCGTGGCTCGCGTGGCATGTGGCAGCCCTTCAGCGTGTGAAGAAGTTCCCGAAGCTGAAGGACCTTCAGGGCCGCCGGCCCGGCCCGAAGAAGCGCCGCGGGTCGATGCCGATGGACCAACAGATTGCCATAGCGATGGCCTGGACGGCTTCGGTCAATCGGAAGGCGCCTACTTGAGGCCGAACTGCGCCTTGGTGACCATCTTACCGTTCTGGAACATGGCGTTCATGTTCCCGCCGAAGCTGGCGCCCCACCACATGAACATGACGGTCGAGATCCCCGCGATTTCGGAGCTGCTCATTTCCTCGCCTTCGCACCCCAGGACCCGAACGGCTTCGGCCAGCGTCATGCCGTTCTTGAGCTGGTCGTACTGAGCCTTGCTGACTTCGCACGTGGCCGCATTCGCGGCGGTGCTCATGAGGCAGATCCAGGCCGCGAATATTCGCAACATCGTAGTCCCCTGAAAGGCAAACATGGCCGGTGCAGTGATCGGCGCCCTCCGCGTCATTCTGGGCGCGGACACCGCCGCGTTCGAAGATGCCATGAAGGACGCGGCCGACAAGCTGAAAAGCGTCGGCAAGACCATGCAGAGCGTCGGCAAGACGCTCTCCGTGGCCGTCACCGCCCCGGTCGTCGGTTTCGGGGCCGCGGCGGTCAAGGTCGCCGGCGACTTCGAAGCGGCAATGAACCGCGTCCAGGCGGCCTCCGGCGCCACGGCCGATCAGATGGGCCGCATGCAGGCCATGGCCTTGGACCTCGGCGCATCGACCTCCAAATCCGCAGCCGAAGCCGCTGCCATGATGGAGATGCTGGTTAAGAACGGCGTCTCGGTCGAGGACATCCTCGGCGGCGCGGCCGAGGCGTCCATCAAGCTTTCGGAGGCGACCGGCGGGGACCTGGCGACCTCGGCCGACGTGGCCACCAACGTCATGGCCCAGTTCAAAATTGAGGTCGGTCAGCTCGGGAAGGTGGTCGACGGCATCACGGGCGTCACGCTCGCCTCGCAGTTCGGGTTCGAAGACTACAAGAACGCAATTGCCCAGGCTGGCGGCGTGGCCGGATCGCTCGGCGTCAGCATCGAAGAGTTCAATGCGGCGATCGCTGCCACGTCCTCGGTGTTCAATTCGGGCTCGGATGCGGGCACCTCGTTCAAGACCTTCCTGACGACGCTCGTCCCGAAAAGCGACGGCGCCGCTGCCGCCATGCAGGAACTTGGCCTGGAGTTTTTCGAGGTCGATGGCTCCATGAAGTCCATGGCAGCCATCGCGCAGGAGCTTCAAGACGGGCTTTCCGGCCTCAGCGACGAGGCCAAAAATACCGCGCTTACGGAGATCTTTGGTCAGGATGCGATGCGCACCGCGGTTGCGCTCGCGGACCAGGGCGCCGCCGGCATTCAGAAGATGACCGAGGCCGTCACGCAGGCAGGGCTTGCGGATGAGCAGTCCGCGGCGCGCATGAAGGGCTTTAACGGCGAGCTCGAGAAGCTTTCAGGCGCGTTCGAGACCCTGCAACTCGCTATCGCGAACAGCGGTCTACTGGCTTTCATGACCGAGATGACGACCAAACTTGCCGACGCCATCTCCTGGCTAAGCAAGGCGAACCCGGCCATGCTGAAGTGGGGCACGGTGATCGCGGCGGCGGCAGCGGCCCTGGGTCCGCTTCTCATTGCCATCGGCCTGTTCACGACTGCGATGGCGGCGATCAGCGCACCAGTCTATGCAGTAGTTGCTGCGCTCGCTGCCGTTGCTGGCGGCATCACTCTTGCGACCCAAGCATTCCAGATGTTCGGCGACGACATCATCGCCATTTTCAAGGCCCTTCCCGGTCAGATGATGGAGATCGGTCGGCAGATCGTCGCGGGCCTCTGGGAAGGCTTCAAGGCCGAATGGGCGCTGTTCAAGCAGAATGTTTCTGACATGGCCGGGAGCGTGGCCGGGTGGGTGAAGGATAAGCTCGACATCCGATCGCCTTCCCGTGTGATGGCCGAGGTGGGCAAAAACGTCGTCCAGGGCCTCGACGTTGGCATGAAGGAGGAGTTGCCCTCCGTGCAGTCGACCGCCGAGGACATCGGCTCGACAATCGGCGATGCCTTCATGAGCGTGGTCGACGGGTCGAAGTCTGCCAAGGAGGCGATCGGCGACCTGATCAAGTCCTTTGCCAAGATGGCGCTCCAGCAGATCAACTTCGGCAGCTTGTTCGGTGGGGGCGCGGCCGGCGGCGCGGGCGGCGGCGGAGGCTTCCTCGGTGGCCTGCTGAACAGCATCTTCGGCGGCCTTCCCGGCTTCGCCAACGGCGGGTCGTTCAAGGTTGGTGGGGCTGGCGGCATCGACAGCCAGCTGGTGGCTTTCAAGGCCTCGCCGGACGAGCGAGTGTCCATCCACAAGCCGGGCGCAGAACGAAGCATGGGCGGCGGCGTCGTCATCCAAGCCGACTTCCGCGGCGCGGACGCTCAGGCGGTGGCCGGCATTTCGGCTCGGCTCGACAAGATGCAGGCGGAGTTGCCGACGATGGTCAACGGCATCAACCGCACGGCCCAAGCGCGAGGCGTTCGTCGATGAAGCTGGTCGATTGGCCTGTCGGCCTGTGGGCGCGGTCCATCACGCCCACGGCCGGCCCGAACTCCCGCGGGTCGACCGAAAGCATCACCGGCGACGTGCAGACCGTGGAGAGCCCTTACGGCCTCGTCGGCCTCGCCATGGAGTTCCCGCCGCTGCAGGGGCGGGCGGCACGGGCCTTCCGCGGGCTCGTGACGGCGCTCCACGCCGGGGCAAACGCGGTGCGCGTGCCGTGGGTGGACCCCTATCAGCCGAGCTATGAAGAGCTCGGCACGAGTGTGACGAAGGCCGAGGAGCTCGGCGGCGTAACCTGGTCCAACGGGCTGCCCTGGTCCAACGGCCAGAACTGGCAGGTGTCGCCGCCCTTCGCCGCAGTGGAGACGGCCGCCGCGGTCCGTGCCACCGTGGTCGAACTCGACGTGGCTGCCTGGGGTGGCGAGATCTACGCCGGCACCACCTTCGGGTTCGTCGGGCAATTTGGGCTCTACACCGCGAAGTCGGTCACCATGGCCGGCACCGTCGCGACGGTCGAGATCTGGCCCAGCCTGCGCAAAGCCATCACCACCGACGACTACGTGACCCTCCGCCCGGTCATCGCCATGCGGCTGAAGTCCAGCGCCGGCGGCCAGTTCTCTAGCGACCTCGCCGCCATGGATAGCGTCTCGCTCGACCTGATCGAAATTCCGGACGCGGTGCTGCGGGCGAACCTCTCGTGACCACGATCGGCATCATCCCGGAGGAATACGAGGCGCTGCTCTCGGCGCCGCACGTCGTGCTCACCGTGCTGGCTCACATGCAGTTCGCGAGCGGCGAGCTCCGGCTTCATCCCGGCACCGGCACCCTGGAGGCGGGCGGCTTGGAATGGCAGGGCGTCACCGACCCGGGCCAGACGCGGGTGGTCAAGATCGGGCCCGTGCAGCTGCCTGAGGTCAACGTCGCGTCAAAGGTCGACCTCACGCTCACCGGCGTTGACACGGCCTTCTTGCGGGAGACCCGCCGCATCGTCACGAGCCGCCATCGTGAGGTGGAGGGCCGGCGCGCGGATCTTTACCTCGCCGTGTTCCGGCCCGGCACCGACACCGCCGTGACGCCGCCGCTGCCGCTCTTCACGAACGGCCGCATGACGGCGCCCAGCTTCCGCTTCGACGGCATCGGCAACCGCGAGGTGACCGTCGGCATCGAGGGTGTGTTCAGCGCCAAGAACTTCGCGCCCGGCGGCCGCTATACCACCGCCGACCAGCGCCGCCGCTACCCGGGCACGACCGATCGGTTCTTCGAATACGTCGGCGCCAAGCTCTCCTACCGCTGGCCGAAATGACCCTGACCGAGTGGATCCGGGCAACCTCGGGCGAGCCGTTTCGTCCGGGTTGGTCGGAGTGTGCCGGCTGGGCGCTGCGGTGGGTGCAGGTCGCCCGCATGGTCGACGTGTCACCGTGGATGCCGCCAGACGGTGTCGACCCCGCCGACTACGTGGCGGCGGCCGGCGGGCTCGAGGCGCTCGCCGCCGGCGCGGCGGCGGGCCTATGCCTGGAGCCGACCGACATGCCGGAGCGCGGCGACGTGGGTGTGATCGTCGTGGTCCGAACCGCTGTCGCCGGCATCTGCACCGGCCCGGACCGGTGGGCCGTGAAGAGCAAGGACCGCGTCGTGTTCATCGACGCCAAGGCCGTGTTGGCCGCCTGGAGGGTGTGAGTGGCCGATCCAATTTCCATCCTCATCGCCAGCGGGCTCACGGCCGCCGGCGTGGGCGGCGCCGCCACGGCCACGGGCACGGTGCTGGGCGCGACGTTCGCCTATTCGGCCACCGCGCTCACCATCAGCCAAGTGGTCACCGCGGGGCTATTCCTCGGCGGGTCGCTCCTGTTCGGCGCGCAGAAGCCGCCCAAGCCGGAGGCCGCGCGGCAGACCTTCGAAGCCGCCGACGCGCCGCGGCTGGCGATCCTTGGCCGGGCTCGCGTCGGCGGCAACGCCAACTTCAAGGCCGCGAAGTCGAACATCCTCTACATCGTCGTCAGCCACTGCCAGGGACCGGTGACAGGTATCGAGGAGGTATGGATTAACGGACGGTCGGTGACGGTCGAAGCGGATGGGCAGATCTCCAGCCCGCCCTACGGCCGGATCTCAGGCACCGACTGGCTCTCGATCCAGACCAAGGCCGGCACGTCGTCCGAGGCCGCATGGCCGGAACTGGTGTCGACCTTCCCCGGCGAGTGGACATCGGAGCACCGCGGTCTCGGCGTTGCGCAATCGCTGCTGACGTGCCGGTCGCCCGGCCTGGAGAGCACGAAGCATTTCAAGATCTACCCGAAGGGCGAGCCGCAGGTCGAACTCCTCGTCCGCGGCCCCGGCTGGTTCGACCCGCGGATCAACAACTACGCCTGGAGCGACAACGGCGTCCTCGGCATCCTCTGGCTGCTCACGGCCGACGAGGCCGACGGCGGCTGGGGGCTGCCGTTCGACCAGTTCGACATGGACGACATCGCGCTTGAGGCGGACAAGGCCGACGAGCTCGTCGCGCTGAAGTCGGGCGGCACCGAGAAGCGGTCCCGCATTTCCGGCGCGTTCGAACTGGAGACGGCCCGCGGCCAGATCCTCGCCGAGGCGCTCCTCTCCACCGGAACGCAGATCCTGCCGACGACGGACGGCAAGTGGACCATCCGCCTCATCGAGGACGACCCGGCCGCCACCGTCACCGTGAACCTGCCGACCGCGACCTCCGTCACCTGGTCCGCCGGCCCGGAGGCAGTGGAGCGGCCGAACATCTGCCGGGTGAACTACTACAGCCCGGAGCGCCGATGGGACTTCGGCGACATCCCGCTCGACGGCATCCGCTGGGCGACCTACCGCGACGAGATCAACGAAGTCGGCGAGCGCCCGGTCGACATCAAGCTGGCCTTCTGCCCCTCGCATGCCCAGGCGGCGCGGATCGCCCGGCGCGTGTTCGGGCTTCAGCGCGCGCCGCGCGGCGAGGTCACGACAAACCTCGCCGGCCTCCTGGCGATGGGCCACGCGCACGCCATGATCCCGATCCCGGATCTGGAGGAGACGGTTCTCGCCGATCTCACCGGCCCGCGGCTCAACGACGACGGCGTGACCCTGTCGATCCCGTTCGTGGAGCGCCCGACGCTCGCCACGTGGACACCGGCCACGCACGAGCCGGACCCGCCGGACACGCTGCCTGAGATCGCCGACGGCGATGCGCCCGGCGCGCCGGACTTCCTGGACGCGGTCTTCGTGCCCAAGACCGGCGGCGCGCAACTCCGGGTCTGGTACTCGTCACTCGCCAGCGTCGGCGAGGCAGTCTACCGGGCCGCCAGCCCGACGCCGGGCCCGTGGCAGTCCATGACCGAAGTGAAGTCCGGCGTGAACCTCTGGGCCTACGCCAACGCCGTGGACCGAACCTATAACAGCGACCTCCGGGCGCGTGTTGCCGACAGCACCGACGACCCGCCGTCCGAGTGGTCGGCGATGACCAACCTGTCCAACGACTACGAGGCACTGACGCCATCGGCGCCGACGCTCGCCTCCGGCATCGTCGACAGCAACCACCAGCTGACGATCACGACGGGCGACCTCTCGGCCAACCTCGCCACCATCGAGCGGCGGGTGAACGGCGGCTCGTGGTCGACGCTGGAGAGCGGCATCGACGTGCAGCCCTGGGCGCCGACCGTGCGGACCTATTCGCCCGTCGGCACGCCCGGCCAGAACGTGGACTTCCGCGTCTCGGTCTCCGGGCCGACCGGGCTCTCCAGCCCGACGAACACGACCACCATCACCATCCCCTGATCTAGCCCGACATCCGAGGTGACCAGATGACCCTAGCGCTCACGCGCTCGGCAGCGACCGTCTTTGCGCCAACGACGGGCGGCGGTGCGCCCCGTGGCGCCGTGATGGGCGAGGCGTCGACCTGGGGCAGCGAGATTGAGACCGAACTCGACGCGGCCAAGGCGGCGTCCAGCACGGCGACGCTTGGCGCGACCTATCTGAAGATCGCCAACCTCCCGTTCACCTCGCTGGAGATGCACGGCGGCTCGACCGGCGCGGCCGGGTCGGTCAACGCGACGGCCATGCTGGCGGCGCTGGCGGCCGGCAAGGAGGTCAGGCTCCTGCGCGGGTCCTACGCCATGGAGGAGGTGGAATACACTCTGCCCGACGCCGACGCGGACGTGGCGATCACCGGCCTCGGCGGCCAGTCCTCGGTGCTCTTCTTCAGCGGCGCGGAGCTCGGGATCCACATCGTCCAGTCGGCGCCCGCGACGCAGATGCAGGGGGCGAAGAGTTCGGTCCGACTGGCCGGCTTCGGGTGCCGCACCAGCCTCGACGACAACACCGGTGTCGGCGTCTTCATCGACTATCCCGACGCGCTTTCCGGCAGCGACAGCGGCACCTCGGCGAGCGTGCAGGTGGACGACCTGGTGTTCTCCGGAGCCGGAGAAGACCAGTACTGGGGCGCAGGCCTCCGCCTCAACAACGTGACCTATCACCAGATCCGCGGCGTCCAGGGCACCGGCCCGGAGGGAAGCCGCGCCGGCACGCTGATCGACCTGATCGGCAACAAGAACAACGTCGACAACTCGATCGAGAAGCCACGCGGGCGCAACCTGTCGAGGCTGATCTCGGTCTCCGGCCGCTACGAGGGCCTGGTCGTCGACACGCCGATCGGCGTCGATGTGGACACCGGCATCTACTGGCATGCGACGCTCACCGACGGGGAGACGGCGCAGCCCTGGCTCGACGTTCGTGGCGGCCACATCAACGCGCACGTCGCGGCAATCGACACCGACCGGGTGGCCGAGGGGTTCGTGACGGGTCTCAACGTCTACGTGGCGTCGAGCGGCGGCAAGGGTCTCCTGGTGCGCAACGACGCCGGCCTTCAGGACGCGCTCTACTGGCAGGTCGCGCACAACAAGTTCCAGACCACCGTAGCGAAGTCCGCGCAGCAGGCCATCGACTTCGGCGACGACTGCGGGTTCTCGGTGATCGACCGCAACATCATCGTGAACTTCCACCTCGGAATTGGCCTGGTAGCCGGCTGCAACAACTGCAGCGGCGCCAACCTGCACCGAGGCAACAACACGAATGTGCAGAACAACGGCTCCGGAAACACGGTGACCTGATGACTCTCACCAAAACCGCCGCTGAGGTCTTCGCCCCGACCACGCTCGGCGGCGCGGCGCGCAGTCCGATCCTCGGGGAAGCCGCGATCTGGGGCACGGAGATCGAAGGGGCAACGGGCCTCTTCGGCACCTCTCGGCCGACCTGTCTCCTACGCCGGACGGCCAACCTGGCGGTGCCGACGAGCGTGCTGACGCCGGTGCCTTGGACCGTGCAGGACGACAACAACCCGTCAACGATGCACAGCCTCTCGTCCGACACAGACGAGGTGTTCCTGCCCGTCTCGGGCCTCTACCAGATCACGTTCAAGGGCTTCTGGGCGCAGAGCACGTCGAACAGCCGTTACCTGACCATCCTCGTCAACAACGTCGCCGACGACCGCTTCCGCGTCGAGGGCCCGGGCCTTGCCAACGACCACACGATGGCCTTCACGCTTGCGCGCTACCTGACTGCGGGTACGGGCCTCAAGCTGGCCGCCTGGCAGAACAGCGGCGGCAATCTGAACCTACGCTATGAACGCACGCTGCTCGCCGTCACCCTTCTCGGCACATGAGCAGCGCCGCGCTCCGCTCCACCCTCGACCATGTCGGCCCGGAGACCTTCCGCGGCTCGTTCCACGCCACCTACGGATGATGCTCCAGCCTCTAGATGGCGATCTCGATCAACACGCCGGACGTGAGCAGCGTCCCGATGTAGGCGGCGACGATGAGCAGTCCTGTCCGGGGCGAAATGGATGTCTCCAGGACATCGGAGACTCGGGATGCGTATGCGGCAGTCATCGTGTTTCCTCCTGCTCGCCCATGTGTCCGTACTGCAACTACCAAACGGTTAATCGCGGCGAACCATGGCGAGAGGATGGCTAACTAAAAATCAATGCGAAAACCGCAAACCCAGCGAGCATGAACGAGGTCAGTGCGCCCAGCTTCGTCAGTCCAAACAAGACTTGAAGTGTCGTCGCAAAAGCTGGCCAGAAGCGACTTCTATAATAGCGTTGCTGCGTGTGCATGCGTCATCCTCCCGAATAGATCCTATCATTTCGCCGAATAGTGTCATGGCCCAATGATTTACGTACTAACCCTTAATCCGGACGTCGAACGTAGGCGTCGTTGAGGGGGGCTCGTGATCCTCCCCGTCCTGTCAGGTCTACCGTTCTGGAGCCAATCTCCTTCCATCGCCGCCGCCTCCGGGCGGCTTTTTCGTGTCGAGGATCCTCATGTCCGATGACGACATCCCTGTTCGCCGGGGGAACACGCTCCTGGCGCACTTCCTCTGCCGTGACGACCAGAACCTGCCGTTCCCCCTCGACGGTGCCGAGTTCCGGATCCAGCTCGGCCGCCAGTCACCGCCCGTGCCGCTGATCAAAAGCACGGCGGACCCGGACTCCGGTTTCACCCTCGACGCCGAGGCAGGCATCGTCTCGCTGGTGCTGACCGCCGCCGAGACGCGGTCGCTGAAGCCCGGCCGGGTCGGCCGCTACGAGCTCGAGTATGTCGGCAACGGCATGGAGGTCTCGGTGAAAGCCGGCTTCCTCAAGGTCGAGGAGGGCATGAACTCCGATGGCTGACGCCACGATCTACGAGGTTCGCGTCAACCTAGAGCGCGCCCTCGCACCGAAGCAAATCCCGGTGCTGATGCCGGCGGCGGTTGTCGAGGCCCAGGCCGCGAATACCGCCCGGCTCGACTTTTCCAAGCGCCTCACCCTTCCCGCAGCCCTCATTATCGGACTGATCTGACATGGCCGACAATCTTCAGGTTCGCACCGCCAGCGGGGCAACCACCAGCGTGCGCACGACGGAGACCGGCGGGGTGCACACGCCTGTCCACAAGGCGGAGCTCCGCGTCGTCGGTGAGGACGTGTCGCCGGACAACCCCGTGCCGATGACGAGCGCGGCGCTGGGCGCTGCTGCCGATCCGGAAGCGACCGGCGACGGTTCGGTGATCGGGCTCCTGAAGCGGCTCCGGACGCTGTTCTCGGGTGTGCTGGCCACGGCGCGGCCGCCGGTCACCCTGACCGAGGTGGCGGGCTCGCCGTTCGCGCTGACGCCGAGCTGGCAGAAGGTGACGACCACGACGACGGCGGACAAGGCGCTGGCCATCTGGCCCCTCGCTGATGCGAGCGCCTACGACATTGAGGTCGCCTATGTCCCGGCGGGATCGGCGGCGCCGACGAAACCGCGCGGCCGCCCGATCCTGGCTGGTGAGGACTTCCCCGGCGGCATGCCCCTCGGCGACATCTACCTGAAGAGCGCGACGAGCCAGTCCGCCGGCGTCGAGAAGGGGGTCTGAGCCATGGCGAAGGTGCCTCCGTTCTCTCCGCGCGCTCTGCCCGCCCGCTCCCTCACCTACGTCACAGGCCATGATGCGGCTGGCCTGCCGGGCCGTATGTCTACGCGTACGAAGCTGTTGAGCCGATTTCGTGCAGGATTGGCCGGCTATCATGCTGGTCTCTCCGACTTGAAGATCGGGTTTCTCGGCACCAGCACGATGACGGGCGTCGACGGCGGAGCGGGGGCGAATGCCCTCCGCAACAGTCCACCCATGCGGCTCGGCCGTAAACTGAAAGCCAAGGGCTACAAGGTTGCGGCCGAACACCGTTTCGCCAGCGGCGGGCTGACGCAGGCGCAGCTTGTCGCCGCTGACGCGCGCGTCACGATGACGGGTACGTGGGCGACTACCACCAAAACACGCGGCGGCCGTACGTTAAACGCGACGGCAGCGGGAACCATCACCTATGCTCCCGACGACGATGTTGACACTTTCGAGTGGATTTTCATCCAGAACTCGGGCTTCGGCACGGTTAACGTCAAGCTGGACAACGGCGCCAATACTCTCGTCAACCTCAACGGCGCTGGTGCGCTCAAGAAGCAAGTTCTGACGGCGGGAAGCGTCGGCGAGCATACGTCTACTGCGACTTGGGCGAGTGGCACGGTCGCCTTCGTCGGCCTGCGCACGTGGGACTCCACCGTCAAGAACATCTTCTTGGAAAACTACGGTTATGCCGGTTCCGTCATCGCCGACATAACGACCGGAACTGCCGCGTGGGACACCTTGACCGCGCTGAATGCGGACCCTCCGGCTCTTTTGGATATTGCAATGGGCGTCAACGATGCTCGTGCGATCAGCGGCGCCACGCCGGCAGCTTTCGATACGGCGCTGCGTACCGTAATCGACGTACTAGGCCCCAACATGGATATCGTACTTGAGACGATGACCCCAGACGGGGACACGGTTACATATCCGACTATCGCCACGTACCACCCGCAAATCGATGACATTATTCGCAAGGTCGCTTCAGATTACAATTTGCCGCTGATCGATTTCGCGGAGTTCTACGGAGACTTCGCTACCGCCAACAGTTTTGGGTATATGAACACCGACAAAGTCCATATGACCACCAAGAGCAACGACGCGCGAGCAGAAAGCATTCTCCAGTTTCTGGGAATGTGATTTATTGGAGTTTATATTCTTAATCGCCGTCGCATCAGCGTGCGAGACATCCCTTTCGCTGTGACTGTGCCTCGTCCCGGTCTGCCGTGCTGCATCGGGCCTGGAGCCTGGGCACCGCCTAAACTCCCCACCATCGGTGACATCATGGATATCGACCAGCTCCGACGCTTCGCGCCGGGGGCGAAGCCCCATGTGCTCGACGGCATCCTTGCCGGCTGGCACTTCGCCGAGGCGGCTGGCATCACCACGCCGAAGCGCGTCATCCAGTTCATGGCCCAGCTCTTCGTGGAGAGCGGCGGCCTGCGGGTGACGGAGGAGAACCTCCGCTACTCGGTAAAGCGCCTGCAGGTCGTCTGGCCGAGCCGGTTCAAGTCCGACCGGGACGCCGCGCCTTTCGCCAACAACCCGGCGGCGCTTGCGAACCGCGTCTACGGCGGCCGGATGGGCAACGGCCCGGAGGCGAGCAGCGACGGCTGGCGCTACCGGGGGAGGGGACTGAAACAGCTCACCGGCAAGGCGAATTTCCGCGCCTTCAGTGCCTGGGCCCGGCAGCGCTTCCCGGACGCTCCGGACTTCGTCGCTGACCCGGACCGCGTCGCCGAGTTCCCCTGGGCCTTCGTCTCGGCCGTGTGGTTTTGGGATGCCAACGGGCTGAACCGCCTCGCCGACAAGGACGACACCCTCGCCATCACGAAGAAGGTCAACGGCGGGCTGAATGGGCTCGCCGACCGCCGTGCTGCCGTCCGAAAGGCGGCCGAGGTCTGGGACGAAGCCGGCGAGGTGTCGGTCATCGGCCGCAAGACGCCGAGCCGGACGCCGATCGGCTGGAAGGCCATCGCGGCCTCTGCCGGCGGCGTCTCCGGCGCGGCGGCCCAGTCCTACGAGGTGGTGCAGCTGGCCCAGAACGCCCGCACCTTCTCCGACCTCCTCGGCATCCCGCTCCTGGTGCTGGTGCTCCTGCTGATCGTCGCCGGCCTTGGCGCCTACATCTACTGGAACCGGCGCCAGATGGCCGAGGTGGAGAAGATCTGATGTTCGGGCTCGACATCCGTCTCCTCACGATCGGCGGCCTGGTGCTCGTGCTCGTCACCATCGTCGCCGGCGGCGTCGTCTACGTCAGCCACCGGGAGGATGTGGCGCGGGCCGAGGGCAAGGCCGCGGCCGAGGCGACCTGCGAGGCTGAGAAGGCGAAGATCATCGGCGCTTGGCAGGCCGTCGTCGCGAAGATGGCAGCTGACTATGCCGAGGTCCGCGAGCGCGAGCGGGCGCGGCAGGAGGCGATCACCCGCCGGGCCCGGGAGGAAGGCGCTGCCGCCGCGGCCGATCTGCGCCGGCAAGCCGAAACCCTCGCGGCCGATCTCACCCGGATCCAGGCAGAACAGGACGCCGATCCGGCCACAGCGCTCGCCTGCGGCTCCCTCGAGGGCGTCCGCCGCTACAACCGCTCCATCGGCCAGTAGGACTCTCCCATGCCCATCATGATCATGATGATGGTGGCGATCGCCGCCGTCTTGGCCGGCTGCGTTCCGACGCGTTCGCCACCGCCGCCCCAGATCACCGTGCGCCAGGCCGACGCGCCGGACCTGGAGCCGATCCCGGTCGAGCTCGCCGTCGCATGCCCGCGCGCGGCCGCCCTGCCGCTGCAGGAGCCGACGGCCGGCACCTGGGAGCGGCTCGCCATCACCAACGGCACCAAGGCGAACACCTGCGCCGATCGGCATGCCGCGACAGTGCGGTGGGTGAACACCCGAGACGCGCGCCTCGGCGCCGCGCCAACCCCGGAGCCGAAGCCATGATCGCGCGCCTGGTGCTCGTCATGGCGATCGTGCTCGTCGTGCTCGTGATGTGCGGGGGGAGGGCGCCCGCGGCCGAGTGCGCGCCCGAGGCGGCCGTTGAAGCCGCGATGAGCGAGACGGCCGCCGCGCGCGACGGCATCCGCTACCGGCTGACCGGCCGGCGCGCTGTCGTGGCGGCGAAGGTGATCTCGGCCATGCTGGTCCGGCCGACGCCGGCCGTCGACACCGTGCACGCCATCCACGACGGCCGGCGGATCATCGCCGCGCTCGCTCATGGTGGATGGGTCTGCGCCCCGTTCCTGGCCATCTCCCGAGACCAGTGGCGTGCCGTCCTGAAGACGCTGAAGGTGATCGAGTGAGCTCGGTCCGACCACATGCACCACTGGTTAAACGAAGAGCGGGTGGTCGGGCACGAGAGGCTCTGACATCGAGCAAAAAATTCCGGCAGGATGACTATAATATGCGCGGAACACATTCCTGCACCTTCAGTTCGGCCCTGGTCTCCTCAGAATGGGGCCAAGGCTATGGATCACCTTGAGTGGATACAGGTAGATGATCGGCAGCTTCAGTTTCGATGCGGCGACTACGAGGCGATGATCTGGCGAGCCCCGGACGATACCTGGCTTTGCGTTCTCGAATGCCAGAACGGGAAAACGCGGCGTGGCGAGAAGTTTCGAACGGCCTCTGAAGCCAAAAGCTGGTGCGTACAAGAGATGCTAGCGGAACAACTGCAAGATCTCCTGCGGCATCTGCATGCACGATTGCCGAAGGCGCGCAGATTTCATTGAGGGAAAAGGCGCTATTCTGGAATGGAGAGGCAGCCGCCTCGGCTACGAGGCCGGCAGGATCGCCGCTAATATGGCCAAATACCTCCGCGGCAGTCCCGTTCAACAGGAACGCCAGTTGCCGCGCGGGCCCCTGCACGTCATGCACGGAAACGAACCATCTTCATCGTGCAAAATTGGAGGCGATCCAGTGACCGCCGCCCTATCCAATCCATCACTCGTTCAACGGAGGGCAGGGGTGCCTCGCACGAAAGGCCCGCAGATGCTGATCGTCCACATGAACAAGACGTTCCGCGTTCGCTCCAACGAATGGTTCATGGCCGCGGTCGTGTTCCTCTGGGGCGTCGTCCTCATCCAGCCGCAGGAGACCTTCACCCAGCCGTCCTACTCGATCCTCGCCCAGCACGCCTCGGAGGACACCTGGGCCATCTTCTGCCTGGTCGGCGGAAGCCTTCGCCTCCTCGCCCTTGCCATCAACGGCGCCATGCGACCGTCGCCTCACGTCCGGGCCGTCCTTGCCTTCCTGTCGGCCTTCTTCTTCCTCCAGCTCGCGTTCGGCTTCCTGACCGCCGGCACGCTCTCCACCGGCCTGGCGGTCTATCCCGCTGCCGCAGTGTTCGATTTCGTGAACGCCCTCCATGCGATCGGCGACGCGGCAGACGTGGACAGGAAGCACAAAGAGAATGCCCGAGATCCCGCCTAGCCTGATCCCCTATGTCAACGTCCTCACCGTCCTGTTCACCGCCGCCATTCTCGCCCAGCAGTACGCCAGGCGCTTCCGCTCACCCGACCGGCCGCCGGCGCCGCCGGAGGTGCAGATCGTCGGCGGTGCGCTCGCCGATCGCTCGGCCATGCAGATGGTGGCGGAATCCAACCGCGAGCTCGGACGGGCCATCGACCGGCTCACGGACGTGATCGAGCAGTTCGCAGCCGACCAGGAGCGGCGCGACCGGGATCGGGATCATGCGCATGAGATCGGGGAGTTGCGGCGGCAGATCGATCGGCTGATCAGTACTATGGGGTAG